ATATCACTTAATAATTTTACTCCATTCGGTGATTTTAATATATCATCTGGTAATGCTAATGAAATACTCGAATCAAAGTCCACCGGCTCTATTGCACTCGACGCTTCTAAATTTTTATTTATAGCCGTTAATTTATCCTTAAATGATTTGCTTAATTTTTCCTTCTTCATATTTTCTAACATCCAAGTTTTTAAATTTACAGTCCCACCATCTTTTGTTAATGCCATAGTATTATCTACATTGGGAATAGTTCCAATGGTTTCTGCACCATCTTTTCTAAATGCTATATCAATATTCTTTTTATGTACATCATCAAAATCTTCAAACATTTTTCCTAAAATAAACGCTTCAGTTCCAACTACCTCAGGTGGAGAAGCACCAAAAGTTGATACAGTATCAAAATTTGCTCCATACATCGTAGTTAATGCTAATGCATTAGGAACTTTTGCAGTAACATTTTGTTTTTTTACTAAACTATCACTTTGCCAAACAGGAAAATAAAAAATTCCTTTTGGTGCAATCTTATTACTCTTTAACTTTTGAAACCCAATTTCTTTAGCACGGTCAAAATCAAGTTTTGTAATTTGATTATCAATAATTTTTGCTCTCCAATCTTCAATTTCATCTGTTACAATTTGAAAATCCCACAAAGGCATATTTTGATTAAGTAATACAAATATAGCTTCTATTGATCCTTTTAAATCAATAGGGTCTGCTGAAAAATCCCACTCTGTAAGTGGAAGTGTACTCCCCATCAAGCCTGAAGGTACTGTCAATCCAAACGCTTGTTTTATTACTTTTAAATTAATTAACATATTTCTCAAATAACCATATTTTTTACTCGTATCAGGCATTTTTTTAGTTTCTGTCAATGCATGTTCTTTAAAATATTTCATATCATATTTCTTTTTGAATTTATAAGTCCAACCATCAATAAAATCATCCTGGATTGCCATTTCGTATTCATCATTTGTGCCTTTAAAGGGAATAACGTCACCAAGTGTATTTATAACAGTTTTTCGTAATTTATCGTCATTTATAATTTCTCGTAACGTAAATCCATCTACAGCTGTAAAAGGTTCAAAACTATCTTTATCATTTACAATACTTTCTAATTTTAACATAAATTTTTCATCACCTTCTAACGGATCCTGATTATTAAGCAGCACTTTTGATAATGGATGAAATTGACTTGGTAAAATATAACTATTAATATCAATAGTTTCAAGTTGTGGACTATTTTTAATTCTTGTACTTTCATAAAATGGTGTTTCTTCACCACTTGGGTTTGTTATTTTTTCAACTGATCTAAACTGTGTTACAAGTGGTACATCTGGACTATCTGAAACTAATGTTAAAAACTTAGATAAAATATTATCTTCAAACCAACCCCAACGTACCCAAACATCTTCTTGAATTTCCATAACTGGCGGGCTCGAGCCCGTTCCATCCATTACTTTAACATCTGCTATATAAGCATTTTGTTTATAAACATACTTATATTCCCATTGACCATCTCCCAATGAGCGGTATGGTTCACTATACTTAACTTTACCACCATGTGCTTCATCTCTTAATTCATTAACTGGCGTTAATACTTTTTTCCTACCCACGTGTCTTTTTTTAAGATTACTCTTCCAATCATCAACTATCCAATTATGAAAGTTAGCTAAAAAAGATTTTAAACTAACAGATATATCAAAATTTATTAATTCGCTATCATCTTTATCCTCAACCATACTTTTTAATTTATCTCGTATATCTGTATCTTTTTCTCTTTTACTAATTTTATATTTTATAGTTTCTGCTAAAACATTTGAGGATGGTTGTTCATCTTCAAATAAACTAACTCCTACACTTGAAAGTATTGTTTGACAATCAAATCCACCATCATCTCTTGTTGTAAATTCAAAGTTTTTAATTATACCAACCATCATATCAAAATCACCTTTAGCACTCAAAACTATATTTTTATAATCCGTAAATGCACTAGCATCTATTGATTTATTTCCAGCGGCATCTGTTGGTTTCCAAAAGTTTGGTAAGTTACCTAAAGTTTCCTTATTATATACCCAACCCCATTCAACCATAACTGTTTTACCGTGTGCTAAAAAATGAGACATTAAACTATTTAAATCTTCCCAACTCCAACAAGTCCAAGAAATTGTCGCTTCTCTTAAAGTTCTTAAACCACCTTTAAAACTAACATCTATTGATTTTACTCCAGGCATAGGTCTTTTGTGAAGATTCCCAACTGTTATCTTATTTGCATCAAATATTCCTGTTCCCTCTGAAACGGTACGATATCCAGCTGAACCATGTTCTCCAGAGATACCAGTTAGTTGTTCAGTAACTTTTTGTGTTCGTTCTTTACCACGTTCTTTATAAGTTCTTGAGCCGTATATATCATCATAACCTGCTATCATACTACCATCTTCTTTTAACAAACCGCCCATCATTACAACAGCGTTATGAGCACCTGAAGTCATACGGATAAATGTAGTTCTTGTTGCTATATCTTCGTGTTTTAAAGAATTGTCTGAAATAATTTCACCAATTTTAGTAGACTCTTGTCTACCTAAAACTCGCATCTTTTCAAACATTCGCTTTTGAATTGATTCTGCAATAGGTTCTAATGCTAACATAACCTAAGAAATTCTATTTACTTGATGAAATCTATCTAATATCCCAGTTATATCACTCGGTATTCTTAATTCTGTGCCTGGTTCTAATGCGGCTTTACCTCGAATTCCATTTGCTTTTGCTATAACCCACCATAAAGTAACATCACCATAAAATTTATGTGCTAAAAGATCAATTCTATCACCAAATTTTGAATAAATAAATTTATCACCATTCTCTATAGGTATTTCAGGATAATAAGTAGTTGCATAAACTCTAAATCCTGCTTTATCAATTTTTGCTCTTGTTGTAGAATATCTTTTCATTTAGTTCTTTTCTGCCCATTTGCCTAAACTATCAGGACTTTGTTTCAATAAAGTACCCACATCTATATCCACATTATCCATCATTGCCAAAAACGTATCTGAAAGTTCAGTTACATAATTTTTTTGTGCAACCCAGGGAAGTTCATAGTGTTTCTGAGTAGAACTTGGTAGTCTCTTACCAATATAAATAAATGTACAACTTGCTTGTATATATTTAGGCAACTTCGCAAATGTTGTTTCCCAAGTTCCATTATCTTGTACAGTATAAGTTAATGCAGATATATAACCTGGTGTATCTTTAAACATCTGTCCTATAGTTAATTTACAAAATGGTGCTACCATACCCCTTCCACCACCACGCGATTTTTCCCATGCTGGATATGTTAATCCTGCTAAATAATTCATTTTTTCCCAAAGAGTTACTAATTCTTTATCTGATTTAGGGTAAATATCAAATGTAAAACTTATTGTTCTATCCGTACCTTGATAAACATATACTTTATCTGGTCTTCCAATATATTTTTCTTCTGCATAACTTGGAGTAAATGTATCTGATATACCACTAAGAATTGCACGAAAAACTATATGTTTTTCGCTATTTATATCATAAAATTTAAACGGAATAAAATCTAATGACTCATAACTTTCATTTTCGTCTGTTTCTGTTTTTCCATACTTAATTAAATTTACTTTATCCACTCCAACGTTTGCAAAATCTACGCTCAATCCCAATTTAGTAGTTAAAGCTTTCGAAACAGTACCATATGCGTTTGTTGCAATTTTTCCCCAAGATGAAAGTTTATCCGCCGCTTCTTTAGCGGCTGGTGCATTTTCTTCTATTTTATCTTGTATCGGTTTAGGAGTAAGTTCTTTACTTTTTTTCTTTAATAATTTACCAATACTTTGTCCTGCAGCTCCTACAACTTCACCAATTACTGGCATTGCCGCTTTAAGAGCTTCATCTCTAATATATCGTGCGACACCAATTTTAGCATCTTTTAACATTTCTTTTATAGAAAACGGTGCTACACTTGGAATTTGAAACGCACCAGGTATACTCATCAAAGAAAGTGGATTATATCTTTGTGGATCAAGTATTAATCTACTACTTGTCTGAAGCATATCTCCAAGGCCAGATTTAAGATCAAGTAATCCGAATTTTAAACTAGCTGTCTTATCAAATGTATTTCTACCATAAAATACTTTTTGTTTTAATAAAAATCCAATACCTTCAACTGACGCTAAAAATTTTCCAGTTCTTGTTATATCAGCAACATATCTATCTATAAAAGTAGTTGGTTGTCTTCCAAGAACCACACCACCAATTTCATCTATAGCATTCATTCCAATAGTTAAAATATTTTTTAAAGATGTATCTTTACTATCTGGTAAAGGAATTTTATCTATTCCCCATTGATTTCCTATATCTCTAATAATAAATGGGTGGCGAAATCCAAGTCTTTGACCACCTCGTTTATATGATAACCTATCTCCTACTTTTAATCCTCTATCATACATAGATTCTAATGGTGAAGGAGAATATGTATAATCTGGATCTCCTTCTTTTCTAAGAGGGCTCCTATTAGTTAGCCCATCCTTATGTAATATTTCTAACGGTGATGGTAAATCCGATAATTCTATTTTAGGATAATTTTCAAAACGTTTTGTAGCTTCAAAATCTACAATTGGATTTGCTGTACGAGTAGATGGGTTTGATTGAGTTTGTACATTCTCACCTACTCCTTTAAATTCAGTTGTATCGTGTAATTGTCTATTTGGAGTAAATCCAGTTACATAAGCATCATGGAAAAAATTTACATATTTAAGTTCTGGTTTTGTAGATAATGGATCAATTCTAGCTAAACCTTCTCCTCTACTAGCCCACTCAAGATTTGACTTTGATGTAACAAGTTTACGAGATTCTATAATAGCTTGAAATTCTCCGGGTTTCCACCGCCAATTAGCATCTTTTGTTGTGTTAGATTTTTTATTAGAATCTACTACATTATCTGATTTATTTGTTGTGTCATTTGCTGCCATAATATTAAATCACCGCATCTAATTGTTTTTTTGCTATAATATTAGCTTCTGTTTGTAATTCAACTGATTTAGAAGAATTTTCCGCAGAAACTTTCTGAAAATCTCCCATAGCTGCACTAACTGCTCCACCAACACCAGCAACACCCACGGCAGCATTATTTCTAACAAGTCTTGATAATTGTTCTACATTCACTCCAACACTTTCTGCTAATGTCCTTCTTTCTATAACATTCATTCTATTAAATTCAGCCTCACCACCTACTTGTCTTAATATTTCTTCCATCATCTTACCGTGTTCACCTGTAAGAGCTAATTGTCTTGCTTTATCAAGATTGATTTGTCTACCAAGTAACATTGATGCTTCTAATTGTTTTTCAATAGAAGATTCAAAATCAAGTAATGAATCTGTAATTGATGCTACCGCACCCATATTCAATCCTAACTTTCTTGCAGCTGTTCCTGCTTCAATTAAATTTGAACCACCAGCTTTAGCAAATTTAGCGAAAAATTCAGCATTATCAGCTATATCTTTCATTACATCACCAGGTGCAACACCGGCCGCTTCAATCATTTGTCTGTTTATTTCTATCTGTGCTAATAAAGCGTCTCTACTCGCACCTGATACTGATTCCATTATTGAAAGTACTTTTGTTAACTCAGTTGCAGTAGTACCAGTTTCCATTGCTGTTTTAGCAAGATTAAAACTTAACATTAAGGATTCATCTACAGTTGCTCCCAATTCTGTTCTTGCAGCTTTAAACGATTCTTTAAAATCTTCAGCTTCTAATCCAAAAGCTTTACCAGCAAATTCTAATGCTTTAAATGTTCCTGCTAGTTTTAAGGATTCCATAGCTGACACACCTAAATCTTTTCTAATTGTAGCAATTTCTTTTCTCATTTTAATGAAAATAGTTACTGCTGCCGTAATAAGTGTTATCATTATTGCAACTGGACCCAATCCTGCATTTAAAGTAGTAACAAATCCCTTAACAGACTGAACAGTTTTACCCATTCCTGCAGTTAATTGATCAACTTGACCTACAACTTGTTTAGTAGCATTATAACTCTTCATTTTTGCAGAAAGAATTTTCACCTCATCTTCAGACATACCTTCTGTAATTTCACTCATGTCTGCTATCGCATCACGTGATAATTTAGTAAGGTTAAAGGTTGAATCCCATATAGATGAAAATGCACCACTCTCCTTAGCAAGATTTTTTAAGTCTCTTGCTAAATCTTTAAAAGTTGTTTTAAGTTTATCTGCGTCACCTTCACTAAAAACAAATTTTTTTTCTTCTTCTGCCATAAAATTACCTTAATTAGTTAATTATAAAGCTTCCCATTCAGCTTCAAATGCATCTCTTTCCGCTTTAGAAAGTGTTTTTAAATATTTTTTTGTAGTTTCTCCAGCTTTTTGAGCAATTGCTAAATGTTTTCCAAGTTTTGGATCTTGTTTTGAAATTTTCTTGATGTAACTTGTTGCTTGACGTTTGGCTATACCACCAAAAATTTTATCAATAAATTTATCAATAAGTCCTTCATCAAGATTTTTATATTTAGGCATTTGAATCTCCAATCAAATTAAATATGTTATAACTCAATTATAAATATCAAATATATAAAAATTTACTTTCGGAACGAGGTTTTATGTTTGTCTAATTCTTTTCGTAAATCTTCAGCTTCTCTTTTATAAAAAGTCTGTAACCTTTTGAGATAAAAATTACGAAGATATATAGGTAAGTTATATGCATCACTAAAAGTAAACCCACCTTTAGAATGAAATATTAATTGAAATATTTGTTCGTGGATTTCCGGTTTATACTCCGGCGGTAGGCCAAAAAAATCGTATGGTGACTGGAATTGCCACCTTATTCTCCTTTCCAGCTGAATCCACAACTGTTACGTTCATATCAACATCTGGTGTAACTTTTGCTAAGTATACCCTAAATGCTAAAGAATCTCTCGATAAAAATTCATTGTCTACAAAATTATTTATATGTGATTTTTCAGAGTTACCATCAACTGATAATATCATTTTCTTTAATCTTGTAGTCAATTCTGAACTATGTTGTTTATTTATTTTTTTACGAGCTTCAATTTCTTTTGAAATTTCTTTCTCATCTCTACCAACCAACAATTTAAAGGTAATAGTTCTCTTTGAACTTGGTAAATCTAAAGTAAATTGATTTACTCCTTTTGTAAATTTTGAAAAATCTAAATCTACAGGTTCAAGTACTGATAAATCAGCTGTATGTTCCTCGTCATCATAAGTGAATTCATATTCTTTACCATAACCAAGAATTCTTGCAGAAACCATAATTGCATTCTTATCACCAATCAACATATCATTAATATCAATTGATTTATCTACAATTAAAGATTCCAACAATTTATCTATAACTGTACCTTGTTGTATCAAATTCTGAGAAGTAAGAATATCCTCTTCTCTTGCTGTCATATATTTTATTTCTACTTTACCTGAAGTAAGCGGGTGCCCATCAGGATAGAAATACCCCTTAGACGGTAAATCTACCATCTCTGTAGGGAATTTATAAGCCTCTGCCATAAATAACTCCTTTACACTATGTAATTAACGTATTGATATAAAATCAATAACCTTTATTATTAAATATAACTAATTTTGTACTAATTAAAATTTATTTTAAAAATATTACTTTTTCTTGGTTACGGCATCCCAAACAGGTTTCAATACCATATCAAAAATAACATCGTCCTTTTTAGACGGGCTAAGGCGGACAATTTTTTCTATGGTGTAAAAACCCAAAAGTAGCCATTCCCAATTTTGTACTATCCATTCACTCATTTTAGTTTCTCCAATTAAAATTGTAAGATTGCGTAATCATACTTCAGCGTAAGAGTAATCTCTGCTGGATCACTTGATGCAAAATCCATATCCCCGAAATTAGCTGATTCAATGTATGTACCTCTTAATGTCCACTCTTCAACAACATCTCCGACTGGCCCTAATACATTAAAAGTTACATCTTTTTTATAAAAATCTGAATAACCATCTCTACCTGTTACTGATTCATGTGATAATCGAATCCATTCCATACAAGCTTGTGCCGCTGAAGGAACAACAGGATCATATAATGTAATATCAATAGGTTGCCATGCACCTTTACCTTTAATGTATCTTTTAATGTTAATGTGGTCTAAAACAATTTCTTCAAATTGTATTTGAGGTCTATTCGCAGTTTTAATTAAATATGCTGGAATACCTTCAATAGACATAATAAACCGATTTTTTGTTTTCGGTTCAAATGGTGTGAACATAATATCCGAAGGATCGATTGTAGGCATCTTTTAATTCTCCTAATAAATTTCTTACTCAAATATAAATATCAATCAATTAAGTTTTTCTTAATTTCATTTATAAATATCAAAGTTTACAAAAAACAAAAAACCCCTCAATAGAGGGGCTTTTAGTCATTGTATATTTCCTAAATTACTCAGGGAATGTAGCACCTGTAGGTTGAACAACGAAATCAAGTACAATAAACTCTGCAGTTCTTGTAGGTTGAATAAATATTTGTCCAACTAATTGATTTCTATCAATCACATCAGGTGTGTTATTTGTATCATCCATTACAACTCTAAATGCGGATAATCCACTATTCTGTTGTACCTGTTCAAGATATGGATTTACAACATTCAAGAAACGATTTCTTGTTGCCATTGTATTCTGTTCGAAGACAAGATATCTTGAAGTACTTGCAATAAATTTCCTTAATGCAATTAACAATCTACGTACATTAACCCTATCAAGTGCTGATGGTTTGGACTGAAGTGTTTTCTGTCCAAATACCACTGCACCTTGACCAGGAAATGAAGCTATTGGATTAACTCTACCTTCATAAAGTTCATCTCTTTCAGCGTGAGTTAACCTTGTTTTTGCTTGTAGTACATTTGTTAAACCACCACGATTCAGACCCGCTGGAGCGAACCACTCATGGGCTACCTTATCATTAAACGCAATAACACCAGGTAACACTACAGAAGTAGGCACCCAAACTGGTTTATTATTACGAGTAGAATCTGGTACTTGTACCCACGGGTAATATGTTGCTACATAATTGGTGTCCATATCTTGAACTGTATTAGTAACAGTCTGTACTGAATCACCATATGCCGCTGAATCCATTACATATAAGGCGTCTGCTCGAGATTCTACCTTATTAATAGCATGATTTGTTACAGTTGAATGTAATCTATGAATAATACCTGGTGTTACTAACAAATTAATATCAAACTCATCAGGATTACTTACAGCGTTAATAGCTCTTTTATATGCTATTGAACCACTGGATGTTGAAGTTGCACAATCAAATCCTTGTGTATTTGTTGTTGCAATTTCATTTCCTGTAGAATATGGAGTTGCTGGATTATATCCGTCAAATCCCCACTGGAAAGGAACATAGAATTTTCTTTGTCCAATTGCAGAATTAGATAATGATATTAAATCAGTTGAAGTCGCATAAGTACTACCAAGTGCTGAAGCATCATTGTGTCCATACACATTTTCAAGACTCATTGTTACATTAAGACCGATATTTGCACTTGAAGGTATTGGGCCTAAATACTGTTTACTATCTTCATGATCAAAATCCCAACCATAAAAAATAGTTGAATCAAAAGTACTTGTACCAGTATATCCTTCACCTGAACCACTTTGTGCTGTTTTAAATATTGCCGGTGGTACTAAGGTTGTTCCAGCTACTGTATTATATACTGCTTCAAATCCCATTGGTACAACACTCTTTGGTAATGATTCCAAATGTGTCCCACCAGATGAGTTTGCAGGATTAGTATAATCACCAACTCTAATATGTTTACTTAGATTTGGATAATCACCATAATAAGTTAATTTACCATTTGAATCAATTACCAAATGTCTATCACCAATTAATTTTGCAAAGAAATTAACAGAATTTGGATCAAATGTACAATTCTCCCATTGGTCAAGTATAGTATTATCATCAGCTCGTGTTACATCATTGTTTGGATTATTAGACCTAACTTGAAGTGAAAATGTTCCATAATCAGAACCTGCAATATCAGCCGCTCTTTTCACATTCAAAATAGCTAATTTATATTCTTTATTAACATCTGTTCCGTGTGAACGGGTATATACTCTAAATAATCTGTGTCTTGTTCCACCTACCATTTGAGATGAAATCCAAGGCGTTCTTGCTGAACAGTAATCTACATTACCTGTCCAATCAGTTGTAGCATTACCATTACTATCATATGTTGGTGCATTACCACTAGCAAAATCATTACCATTAGATGATAATACTGCACTTGCAGATGCGGTGTTTGCCACATTATCACCAGAAGTAGTTGACCATGAACCACTCTGTTGATTTTGTTTAAAATTCTTATAAACATAAATAGACTGTGTTGAACTACCTTTTTTTGTTACTTGTGGATCTGAACTTAAAACTTTTGTGATATAAGTTGCTTCACTACCTGTATTAAAAGAAATAGTATAAGTTTCTGCACCAGAATCAAAACCTGAACTTCCACTTACACTAAGAGTAGCACCGTCAGCATTAAATGCTTGACCTATAAAAGTAGTACCTGATAAATCAGCTGTTCCACTTCCACCACGAGATGGTGCAATTATAGCAAGTGACATTGTAGCTGCACCTACTGTTGGTAAATGTGCACCAAGTGCTACTGTATCAACTGTATAACCACCAAGTCCAAGAACTCTAACTACTGTTACAACTCCCGCACTTTTTAAATATTGTTCTACGGTGTAAGGTGTGTAAAATCTACTATCCATTCCACCAAACATTGCCTCAAAATCTTGAAAAGATGTTACTTGAGTAGGTGTAAATGCAGGCCCCTTCTTTGTTGGGCCTATAATTGCTGCACCTATTTCTGAAATGCCTTGGGGTAAAAATGAAAGATCTTGTTCACGTGTAAATACACCTGGCGAAACGATTCTTTCTGCCATTGTTATTCTCCCTAAATTATTAAATTAATTTAAATTTACTAAACATAAATATAAAGTAAATTTACTAAAACGTATGCTTTAGGAAGCTTTTATTGATCTTGTGGGGTAAATACTCCAGTAGTTGGGTCTAACTGTCCTGGGCCATACTTTTGATTTAATGTATTAACTAAATCTTGTTCCTCTTGTTGAGTAGCCTTATATTCTTCTTCTAACTGAGTTTCTCTCTCTACTAAAGCATCCATCTGTTGCTCTAAAAGAAGTTTTTGAACTCTTAGTTGACCAAACTGAAGTTGTTTATCCTGATAATTCTGTTGTAACTGTTGTAAAGATTGAAGTTCTTCATCAGTAAACTTCGTATCTGCAGTTTCTGCAGTTTTTATAACTTTTGCTTCTTCAGCCATAACTATCTTCTCCTATTATAGTTTTCTTCAATAAGTATTGTTTTTTTTGTGTAAAATAAAAAATTTTTTAAATTTCAATAACCTTGTATTTTCTATCAGTACTATCTGATCCACTTAACTGTGCAGCTTTAGTCCAAGCATCAACCTCAGACTCAAACTGCCATAATTGCATATCACTTGAAGATGCAATATAAACATTTCTTGTAGCCCAATTTGGGTCATTAAAAGTTACGTTAGCACTTACACTTGAACTCGGTGC